AGATGAAGGATGCTATTGCTGAGTTCCGCGAGTGGGCGTTCACCATGTATCCTTTGTTACCTACCAAGGACTACGAGTATAGCAATCGTATCCGTGAGGAAATACGTAGCGAATTAGGTGGTTATGGATGGAGTACACTCGGTAGTTTTGATGGTCACCCAGAGGTTACACGTAAGATAATAAATGACCCTGACCACGACTTACGTCTGCACCTGATGTACGGGATCATGGGTGAGACTGACTACCATCTGCGTCACACGTTTGACAGTGACGAGAGACATGTGAAAGCTGTCAAAGCACAGTTCAACCGTAAGATCAACAAAGTCTGTGGTTTTACAAAACAAGTGAGAGGATGATATAATGGGACTAGATCATAAAACCGTAGCACAGGCTAAAGAATTTTACGAAACTAACACCGCGCTGTTAGACGAAACGCAACAAAAGAACCCTCAGTTACTTGAGTTTGCCCGAACCGTAGAACGTGCGATGCGCGTGAAAACCGTACCGCGTGACCGTAACACCGCATGGGTCTACCGTGACAACGACCTCATGGCCATCGGGTACATAGGGTATGGCGATTTCGCAACCAGTGTGCATGGTGACGACAAGTACGTTGTCTGTGCGCGGGGTATAGAGAACATGAAATACGCCGAGCATGGAGATCAACACAATATGCGTATGGCGTTGAAGATGGATACCGCCATTAAACATGCTAAGAGATACCTCGTACCTTACAGCCTAACGGAGTGCGCTTGCGTGTTTGCTCGACAAGTCAAACAAGAAGTTAGCAACGTAAGAGTAAGGGTCAAAGACAAGTATTCTGAAACCAAGAAAGCTGTAGGTCTCAACGGGCGTAGCTGGGGTGACGAAGAGAAAGCCGCAAACCGCCTGATGTCAGAGCTTCGCAGTATGCTACAGGCAGGGCATAGCTTCATTGATAAGACGTTGGACGCAGACATTCGTGCAATGTTTGAGGCAGCGGATGGGTTTAAACACTTCGAGGAGGTTGTGCCTATGGACTTCATACATGTTCACGAGCAGTGGGGCAAACAGGTCGTCGGGCGTGTCACGGTAAAAGACATAACGGCGTGGCGTCCCGAACACGAGAACGTGTGTACGTTCCGCGCGGAAGAAGTGCCCGAGGAAATCCAGCATGGGTGCGCCGCGCTAAGTATGTGCGAGGATGGGCACTTTGTCGAAGGGGTTGGNTACANAGTTAATGACCACACGTTTTACCTCTACAAGTAAGGTGTTATAACATGGACGCAACCAAAAGTATTACTTACCGCGTTAACATAGCGTACGATACTAAACAGGTCACTATCACAAGTATTGGCATGGAAAGTGTTGACACAACCGTAAAGGATAACTACAATTCTGTAGACGAGTTACCGACTTGGATGCAGGATCGCCTTGCGGTGCTTTCTATGTTGGAGGTTCCACCCCCACCAAATGATGTGGTTGGCGTGGGATCACGGATAGGCCCGTACTTGTTCTGGGTCTACAATTAGGGAAATCCCTAAATGGCGAGGGGTCACGGCTCCTCGCTTGGGGGGTACTGGTATCAATGGAGAACGACAATGACGCCCGAAGCAAAAGTTAAAAAGAAAGTTGTGTCACAGCTAAAAGAGCTACACGCATACTATTTCTACCCAGTTACGGGCGGGTATGGCAAAAGCGGTGTACCTGACATCATAGGGTGTTACCGCGGCCTATTCTTTGGGATCGAATGTAAGGCTGGCAAGAACAAACCCACCCCTCTGCAGGAAAAGAACCTGAAAGAGATACGCGATGCAGGTGGTTTGGACATGGTGGTCAATGAAGAGAATATGAATGACGTGGCAAAAGACCTTAGAGGTTGGGCCACCGTTATCGACGGTAAACCCTAGCTGTGAGTGGGTTGCGGTAGTGACATTGTCCCGCGAAAACCACAGCAGTACGAGCAGAGGAACTCCATGCACTCCAGAGTGCGGTATATTTAACCTCTGTGATCGTATCGAAGAAACCGCGATATGGTTAGCCCCTGCGAGTTCAAGCGCAGGGCACCACTTTAACAATGGAGGCAGACATGGATGATGATAAATTAACTCCGTTCCAAGAGAACGAACTGAAATGGTTGCGTAGGCAGGTCGATAGGGCGCAGGATGAAGCGCATCGTGTGGACGCACACCCCAACGCAAAACAAGATTTGTGGGTAGCACGAGAACACCTTGATGTGTTTGTCCGCGGTCTAAGGAAGGCGGGTAAGAAGATATGAGTAGGGTCATAAACATAGCCGCCGAGCGTGGCAGTAAGGTGTTTGAAGATACACTACAGAACACGCAGTACGGCGATAGTATTGTGTATCATGTAGGAGAATATGCAGGGGGTACGCACCGCGCTCCTGCAATGCAAGCCAGTAACGAAGGCTATGTAAACCTTGTGCAAAGAAAGTTAAGTCCAAAACTTTTTGAATACATTGCACAGCGGCGCAAAAAGAAAATAAAAATACGCTTTTAAAAGCGGCGGACTAGAAACCTCAATAATCGTTTAGGAGAACGACATGACTAAGAAGAGTAAAGCGGATAAAATCTGGGCGTATAGGATCAAACACCCACAGGCCACAACAAGCGAAATCGCTAAGGCTACTAAATCATCCTACAACTATGTTCACGCGCTGATGGCTAAGATCGGCACACCGAAAGAAGTGTTCGAGAAGGAAGCGAAGAAGGTTACGCGTGGTCAGGTGTTAGACACAGCCAAAGAATACGTCACCAAAGATCGTGCGGCTGACCATGGCAACATGGAGGATAACTTCAACACTATCGGTGCGTACTGGTCTGTACATCTAGGTGTGAAAGTCGATGCTACTGATGTGGCTGTGATGATGAACCTGCTCAAGGCTGCACGTATCAAGTCAAACCCGAAGCACCCTGACAACTGGGTGGACGCATGTGGTTACATGGCATGTGGTGGTGAGATAGTGAGTAAGGGCTGATGGACCTAATCACGTTAGATTTTGANACNTANTACGACAGGGANTATTCTCTGCGTAAGATAACAACAGAAGCCTACGTCCGTGATCCTCGTTTTGAGGTGATCGGCGTAGGTGTAAAACTGAACAACGGAGAAACGGAGTGGGCCAGTGGGACGCACGAACAGATTAAGAAATACCTCAAGACCTTCCCTTGGGATAATGCTATGTTACTTTGCCATAATACTATGTTTGATGGTGCCATTCTTAACTGGCGTTTTGATATTCGTCCTCGCATGTATACCGATACTCTGTGTATTGCCCGTGCTCTACATGGGACTGAAGCTCGCGCAAGTCTCGCTGCGGTTTCTGAGAGGTACGGTGTCGGCACTAAGGGGCACGAGGTACTCAACGCACTCGGAAAACGGCGTGGAGATTTTGCACCCGAAGAACTAGAGCGGTACGGCGACTACTGCGTCAATGACGTGGACCTTACCTATAAGTTGTTTAGCATAATGGCCAAACAGTTTCCCCGCCAAGAGTTACGTTTGATTGACGCCACCCTGCGGATGTTTACCGAACCGATGTTGGAGCTGGATAGGGACTTGTTGCGGTCGCACCTAGAGGATGTGAAAGATCGTAAGGCCAAGCTGCTAGAAGCTGCGGGGGTGACGGATAAGAAAGACTTGATGTCCAACCCGAAGTTCGCAGAGCTGTTAAAAGGTTTCGGCGTCAAGCCTCCTATGAAGATCAGCCCTACCACAGAGAAAGAGACCTANGCCTTTGCCAAGAGTGACGAGGCGTTCAAACTTTTGTTAGAACATGAGGATGATCGTGTGCANNCGTTGGTAGCTGCACGGCTCGGCACGAAATCCACGTTGGAAGAGACACGAACACAGCGGTTTATAGACATCGCTGACCGGGGGCGTCTGCCCGTTCCTGTAAGATACTATGCTGCGCATACAGGCAGGTGGGGTGGGGATGACAAGATCAACCTACAGAACCTGCCTAGCCGTGGNCCTAACGGTAAGAAGTTAAAGGGCAGCATCATAGCGCCTGAAGGGTATTCGCTGATCGACTGTGACAGTTCGCAGATTGAGGCACGGGTATTGGCGTGGCTTGCAGGGCAGGATGATCTGACCAAACAGTTCGCAGATGGTGAGGACGTATACAAGTACATGGCGTCCAGCATCTATAACGTGCCAGTAGATGGGGTAAACAAAGACCAAAGGTTCGTGGGCAAGACCACTATTCTCGGTGCAGGGTACGGCATGGGCGCACCGAAGTTCCAAGCGCAGTTGCAAGGCATGGGCGTCTACATAGAATTAGATGAAGCGCGGCGTATCATACAGGTGTACCGCGATGCCAACGGAGCTATTAGNCAGTTGTGGAGAGATGCCAACAACATGGTGCAGTACATGCAGCGGGGCGACAGTTTGCAGTTTGGTAAGGAGGGCGTGTTGAAAGTAGACGCACCTACCAGCTCAATAATCTTACCTTCTGGGCTACCTATGTTCTATCATGGGTTGGCAGCGGAGCAGGGTGAACGAGGTCCAGAGTACACCTACAAGACCCGAAAAGGTCCGAACCGTATATACGGCGGGAAGGTTGTGGAGAACGTGTGCCAAGCGGTTGCAAGGTGCATCATAGGCCACCAAATGTTACTCATTGCCAAGAGATACAAAGTTGTGCTAACAGTACATGACTCGGTTGTGGCTTGTGTACGAGACGAAGAGCTAGATGAAGCACGGGCATACGTCGAAGAATGTATGAGCCAGACGCCTGATTGGGCTGATGGACTACCGATCACCTGTGAGAGTGGCACGGGCAAATCATATGGGGAGTGTGAATAATGGATGATCGACATGAGTTTATAGCCGCGGAGATAGAACGTGCCTACGTTAATGCGGACGACGATTGGAAAAAAGAATATTACCATAACGCCGCTAACTACCTAGCTAAAAATCGTTATGTGGAAGGCGGTAAGATTTGCGCGTTTTGCAGGGCGCAAGGGATGGCCGACCCGCACCATCACAATGTTTGGGGTGCGATGATGACCTCATTGCGGAAGCTAGGTTGGGTTGAGAAAGTTGGTATGGTTCAACCCACTACAAAACACACGCACATAAACCAAGTGTGCCAGTGGGAAAGTAAATTATTCCGATGACACATAAAGTATGGCCGTGGTCCTTCAGCAAGATCAAAGATTTTGAGCAGTGCCCTAAACAGTTCTACCACAAACACGTCTTGAAGGAGGTGCCGTTTGTGCAGACAGAAGCTATCTTGTACGGCAANGAGTTTCACAAGATGGCAGAAGACTTCATTTCCAAGGACGTACCTGTNCCTGCGAAGTTTAGTTTTGCGGCCAAAGCCCTAACATCTTTGAAGGATAGGAAGGGTGACAAGCTATGCGAGATAAAGATGGGTATCACGGAGAACCTAGAGGCTTGTGACTTTTACGCCTCTGATGTTTGGTTCCGTGGTATCGCTGATCTGGTGATACTGAATGACGAAGTGGCAACAGTTGTGGACTACAAGACGGGCAAGTCTTCTAAGTATGCAGACAAGGGGCAGTTAGAGTTGATGGCTCTNGCGCTCATGGCACGTTACCCACAGATCAAAAAAGTTCGCGCTGCNCTGCTGTTTGTGGTGTGTAATGACTTGGTGAAAGACACCTACATGGAGTANGATAAGAGTAAGCTGTGGGAGAANTGGCTCGGCAANTANGGGCAGATGGAGACCGCGGCAAAAGAAGACATGTGGAACGCACGGCCTAACGGGTTGTGCAGACGCTACTGTCCTATCATCGAATGTGTTCACAACGGAGCAAACTGATGCCATACAAGAACCCCAAAGACCGTCCCAAGCAAAAGAACGCGCCTGTAGGCAGTAAGACGTTTGAAGCACGAATGGAACGCCAGCGAGCCCGCCGCAAGATGGATCGCACCAGCAAAGATGCTAACAATAACGGTAAGGCTGACAAGCGCGAAGGCAAAGACGTTAGCCATAAGAAAGCCCTGTCGAAGGGTGGTACAAACAAAGACGGTGTGACGGTGGAGAGCCGCAGCAAGAACCGCGCAAGAAACTACAAAAAGAAAAAGTGATTTAGGGAAATCCCTAAATAGGAGAACACGATGCAGATTATAGATGGTAAGGCGTTGCTGTTGAAGCTACGCAACCCGAGACGTGTCACTGAAGTGATACCAAAGAGCAAAGCGGTTGAAGACCACGAGGTGCTGGTGAAGTGGGGCATCGACGAGGCACTCAGCCTACGCAAGCTGAACATTGATGTACCCTCTCCGATCAACGGGAGGTACGAGTGGACGGGTAAGTATGCGCCGTTCGACCACCAGAAAAAGACCGCTGCGTTTTTTACGATGAACCAGAAATCCTTTTGTTTTAACGAGCAAGGTACAGGCAAGACCGCTTCAGCCATCTGGGCTGCTGACTATCTAATGAAGCAGGGTAAGATCAACCGCGTACTTGTTATATGCCCCTTGTCTATCATGGACAGTGCGTGGCGTGAGGATTTGTTTACGTTCGCCCCGCATCGCAGTGTGGACATCGCCTATGGCGCGGCTAAAAAACGTCGAGAGATCATAGAGCAGGGTGCTGACTTTGTGATAATAAACTATGACGGGGTTGAGATCGTCGCTGATGCAATCATAAACGGGGGCTTTGACCTTATCATTGTAGACGAAGCCACACACTACAAGAATGCACAGTCCAAACGATGGAAGGTGCTTAAACGGATTGTCAACGAAGACACATGGTTGTGGATGATGACGGGTACACCCGCTGCGCAGTCTCCACTCGACGCTTACGGGTTAGCTAAGATGGTCAACCCCAATGCTGTGCCAAGGTTCTTTGGTTCGTTCCGTGATATGGTTATGACAAAGGTAACGCAGTTTAGGTGGGTGATAAAACCTCACGCATCGGACACAGTGTTTAACATCTTACAACCTGCCATACGTTTTACCAAAGAAGAATGTCTTGACCTGCCCGATATGACATACGTCAAACGCGTGGTCGAACTTACGCGCCAACAGAAAAAATATTATGACCTGCTCAAGAAGAGTATGACCATGACTGTGGGCGACGACGAAGTGACCGCTATGAACGCAGCGATCATTATGAATAAGCTCCTGCAAATATCTGCTGGTGCTGTGTANACCGATGATGGTGATACGTTAGAGTTTGACATCAAGCACAGGTACAAAGTGCTGAAGGAAGTGATCGACGAGAGCAGTCAAAAGGTNCTTGTGTTCGTGCCTTTCAAACACACTATTGACATATTGACCGACAAGCTGCGTAATGACGGGNTTGCTACTGAAGTAATTCGGGGGGATGTACCCGTAGCAAAACGAACCGACATATTCAAACGGTTCCAGAATACCCCCGATCCAAGGGTGCTAGTCATCCAGCCGCAGTCTGCGGCGCATGGTGTTACGTTAACTGCAGCGAACACGGTGGTGTGGTGGGGTCCAACCTCCTCCTTGGAAACATATGCCCAAGCTAACGCACGGGTTCACAGGTCGGGCCAGAAGCACCGATGTACTGTCGTGCAGTTGCAAGGCTCTGCCGTGGAAAAGCGTGTTTACTCACTGTTAGATAACAGAATAGACGTACACACAAAAATGATAGACTTATACAAAGAAATACTTGACTAGGGTATTTTATACCACTAGAGTATAATTCTCGTTACTAGAGGAGAACGCAAATGACGGATCAGTCCGACATACCTGCGGATAAACTGACAAAAGCCTACATCAAACTACGGGCAAAAAGAGCAGAGCTATCCGCACGGTTTAAAGAAGAAGATGGAGCGTTGGTGCGCCAACAGGAAATCTTAAAGAACGCGCTGCTTGACTACTGTGAGAACCACAATGTCGAAAGCGTTAGAACCTCCGAAGGTTTGTTTTTCAGGTCCACTAAAACCAAGTATTGGACCAGCGATTGGGAACAGATGTACAGCTTCATAAA